AGAGACTCTTCTATTTCCTCTTCTTCCTCTAATGGTTGTGTTACTGAAGGGATTTCTATTGCCTTATTCTGCTCTATAGGTTTTTTAGAGGGAATAAAATTGGGATTAGAATCTTTAACTTCTTCTATCCTTTGCTTTAAAATATTATCATCCGAATCAAGCAAGTAAATTTCTTGTTGTGCAACAGAATAATCTATTAACTCCTTTTGTTTTGTTGTTAAAGCATCAATATTTAGCAATGGACTTACTTCTTCTTCTCTATTAAGAACAATAGGTTTCAACATCCAAAAAGAATTTAAGTCTCGCAATCTAACCTTTACTAATCTCATTTAAAAATCTCCTGTTTAAAACAAAAGGGGAGAAGACAAACGCCTCCTCCCCTTCCTAGCTACGTCTGATGAATTGACGCTTTAAAAAGTAATTGCAGTAGTTACATTCAGGTCATCCAAAGTTCCACTGGAACTAATGGTAGGATGAACTGGCATTGCAATTTCGTTAGCTTTAATAGCTACATTCCTAAAGACACCAACACCAAGACCATCATTATAGATAGCAAAGGTATATCGTTCTTTAAGTTTTACTTTAAGAATGTCAGCATTCATATCTTCCCACTGATCAATACTAACATCTTCGTCTACTATAAGAGCACCTAAGTTAGAACTATCAAAGATCATGATGTCACAAACTTGTTTTTCCTCGTCAAAAGGTACGAATGGAGAAACAATAACCCTTAACGGATAAGGGAAATAACTTGGGATAACTGCAGCAGATTGCAGATTCTGATCGAATCCATTAGCATTACTTGGATCAGTAGCTTTCTCTCCAGCAGCATTATTACCTGGCGTATAAGAACCATAGCCACCAGACATTCCCATTCCACCTTGACTGGCATTAGCCCAAGGCTGTCCAGATTTAGGCATATTGGAAGACTGGAACCATTGGCCATTACCAGTATTTTTTGTGATAGCTTGAAGCAATGGATCTGCTACCCACATAGACCATGCCATTGGGTGCAACATGATCGTGTCAGGAGTAAATCCTTGCATCATCAAATGACTATAACCTTTTACAAGATCTTCCATTCTACAAGAACCATTGCCAGCACCACTCATAGAGCGACCTGTACAAGTACCATAAACAGATTCCATCGGTCGGATATTATCAAAAAGGGTAACACCCATTCCACTAATATAGTCCATACCTTTTTTCTCTTTATGACGATCCAAACCTCGACGACCTGCACGGACATGCATGTTCATAACATCATACTGAGAGTATTTCTGCATCTCTTCAGTAATTTTGAACATAAGGCCAGTCTTTCCAACATTAACAGTCATCGATCCAGGAGCCACATTTAAACTCTGTTCTGGATATGCTTGACCTGGGGCCAAATCAAAAGCTGTCATAGCACCAGAAGCTGGGAATGTAATTCTAGCAGCTGGCGTATAAGCAATACGATCTAAGAGCGAAGGCACAATTAACATTGGCTCAACAGGCTCTCTAACAACATGTTCGATAACTTTCGGCATCCAAATAGCAGCATTAGGAGTAGCAAGGAGATCCTTGAACTCTACTTTGCTCTGAGTAGGAACATTGAAACCATTCTTCATCCACGTATCTCTGAACAGCTCAAATTTGTCGCCGAAGGCTACTTCATGATTAAATTTATTTGACATGATTAATCCTCCTTGACCTATCGTAAAATTAAGTTAACAATGGCCATCTTTTCAGCTGCATTTGCATATGTAAGCTGATCTGTACGTCCACCAGTTGCTGATCCCGGAGTTCTCATATTAGCCGCAGAATAACCACTATAAGCAGTTTTGACTTTTTCTAAAGAACCTTTAGGATATACATTCGTTCCAATAACTTGTCCAACTACACCAAATACATGATTGTTGATTGCTTGCTCTAACTGAAGAGAAATATCATCATCATCAGCAGTATCATAATCTGGATCAGCAGAATAAGGTGCATTAGAAGCATCATAACCTTCTGCGCCAGAAATGCTCAAAGTAGCTTTTACAAGATTACTGTTTTCATCATAAGTAAGAAAATCACCATATTCAATATTACCAGTAGCACTCATGTAAGTAGTTACTTGGCTAGAGCCAGCAGCATCTTCATAATGATAATAAGTAATAGTGTCAGTAACTGTCCAACCTGTTGGAATAGCATTGCCATCAGCTTCGAAAAGGAATAAAATTCCCAAATCGTAATCGATAAAATAATCACCAGAAGCAGCTAAAGAACTAATTCCAGAAACTTTATTTATTAATTGATTGTTACTGTGAGTAATAGGACTATCATCAGTAATATGAGCCATTGGGAACTTCTCAAATACGTAACCTACTACATCGTCACCAGCAGCTACTCTGCTAGCTAATCCAACCAAACCATGAAGAGCTGTAGACCCAAACCATCCACCAGTTCGTGCTGAACCCCAATTAATAGAACCTGCAAGGTTAGCAATTGCTCCACCCATTGTTTCCGTAGCTTCAACAGCTGGAACAACAGGAACAGAAATAACATAGTCACAAGTTACTGCCGTCAGAGCTTGTGGCCTAAAGTTATGATTATAAAGAGTCTGTGGATTCCAATGATCTGGGCCAGCTGCTTTATAATAATTATAAGAAGCGATACCAATTGGTTTGGAAATAAAGTCCATAGCTCTTTCACCTGGACGTAGCAAACCACGTTCAGTTAGAGCAGCTGTAACTTCTGCTTCTGTATAAGAAGCTGCACCAGTCAACAACTCACCAGTTGTAAGGTCAACAACGTTTTCTTCTACATCTACAGAAGTATAAGTAAGAACCGTTGCGCCTGTTGCTTTGTTAAATGCTTTCCTCAGACCAGCAGGGACCAAATATCCGTCTCTATCCTCTGCAATGACTTTACCAGTGCTAACAACAATATAATACTCGATTTCTTTTTCAAGTCGTTGTACTGGCAGCCACGGAGCAGGCGTAGATTCAAAATGCGGACGTTGACTATCAGAATACTCCACAATTGGAGTAACCCGGCCCATGCGATCCCAAATTTTGTGATTAGGAACATATCCTCTTGGAATTGACATGTTTTATTACCTCCTAAGTTACTCAGCGGGTTTCTTGCTGTCCGCTGAAAGGCTTTCGAATGTTATCTCATCAGGAAACATTTCGAGTGCTTTCATTGTATCATAGATACGTCGGGCACCGGAAATGTCGCCATCTTTCAAACAATCTTTTATGTTTAAAATTGCTTCTTCTGCCGGTCTAGACAAACCAACAGAATGTTGTTTGTTATCCTTATCATTGTTTGCTGTAGGATCAGAAACTGAACCTTTAGGATTCTTAGCCATACCATCATTCAACTTGTCAGTAATAGCTGTTAAATCAAAAGACTCTAATATTGCAGTAGCTTTAGCATCCAGATCAGAATCTTTTAATTCAGTCTTAGCAATATCAAGACTATCATATTTATTAGTCAGGACACTAACTAAAGCTACCTTGTCTAATTTAGCAGTGTATAGCTCTGCTCCCACTTTTACATATTCATCAACTTGTTTTTCATAATCAGAATAAGCTCTTTTAAGCTCGCTCCTTAACACATTGACAATATTATCTGATTGTTCTTTGTCTTTAAGAACAACCTCTAATTTCTCTTCTGTCTTCTTTGCATCAGCAAGATGAGTAGCACATTCGCTACATTCTCTTTTAAGAACAAGTTTACGTTCTATTAAAGCTTTTTCTACTTTATGATAAGTATCTTGTAATTCTGAATCAGAAAGAGAATCTAATCCATCTTTTTTTGAAAGCTCTGGATCTTTTGCAGGAATGTTTTTAACTACTCCTTTTCCAAAAGCTTTTTGTTTAGTGTCGATCTGGGCAAGAATACTTACTTTGTTTCCTTTTCCAGAATAGCTATCAAGAAATCTTTTTGCAGCAATAGCATGAGCAGAATCAGGGACAGGGAATGTTTTGTCCGGGCCACAGAATACAGAATCAGGAAGCTTAGCAATGCTTTCCTTAGAAAATTTAGCATCAGCAGTTTTAAAGTCTTCTTCGTTCAGAAGCTCTTCTTTCTGCATTGCTTTAAGTTCTTTTCTTATTCCATCAGAAATTTCTTCTGCTTTTATCTCTTTATCCTCATTTGCACAGGCTTCAATAGCATAAACTGTTGATTTCTCATCTTCAATACCAGAAGCTTTTTTGTCAGCAATGAATTGTTTAGAAGCTATTAACTTAGATGTCTTTATCATCAAAGCATAAGCGTCTTCATCTTTCATTTCATCAGAATACATTTTTTTGATTTGGCTAAAGAGTTTTTGCTCTGCATCGGAAAGAGAGACTTCTTTACCATTAATCTTAATTTTCATGAGACCCTCCTCTACAGAATCTTTAAATTGGAAAGTTAAATCTGCTGATTTAAGATTTCTCTTTGAATCCTCAGACAAATAAATAATTTTCTTATCGTCTTTCTTTTCAGAATCTAAAATTTCAACGACTGTTAATTGATCAGCATCAAAGACTACAAAACTAACTTCTTTGTAATCATGTTTAGCTGGAATCCATTGACAAACAAATTTAATATCACTATCAGAATTTTTACCATCCGCATAATAAAGTTCACCAGGTTCATGTTCACACCAATCATCTTTAACAATATTTCGCCCACAAATAGAACAGTATATTTCTCCAGGAGAACTAAAATTAGTTGATACAGCATCAAAGAGACCATCTTCTAATTGTTTTACTGTTGTTTCGTCAGAAATTTCAGTAACTAGATCAATATAACCCAATCCTTTCCAATCTTCTCTATCAAGAACACCAAATCGTTTAAGTGTTCTCATAGCTTTTAATTGGTCTGGAACAGAAGCAGTAACACTCATTAATGTCTCTATCTCTGGATTGCCTTGTAAATCATCTGGAATAGTAGGAACAAATTGAGCTTGAACTACTTTGCCAACAGGATCACTATAAGCATCATGATGCTTTAAAACTTTAGTTGGTTTGTGGCTGCCTGTACGAAAAGAGATAACTCCTTCTGCCATCCTAGAAGGTAAGTAGAATCTATCATTCTTGTTTTCTATTGCCGCATGAGTAGCTTCCATTTTGACTATAAGCTTTTTTCTTCCCGATGCAGCATAGTAATCTTTAAAAACACTAGATTCCCCTTTAGAAGGAGATCTTGTTGTGAAATAATCTTTAAAAGTTGTATACACTGGCATGTTTTCTATTACTCCTTATTTACCTTTGATTCCATCGTGCAAACACAATGTGGATGAAATGGCGGTAACTCTTCATAAATTATAACATCGGACTGCTTATAAAACAAAGTCTGGTCTTTACAGATAGAACAATCTGAGTCTTTATGAACTACAGAAACAATATTTTCAGCACCTGATGCTCGAAGCCCACTAGCAACACCATAATTAAAAGCCTTCATTAATTCGCTATCATCAATCATGTTAGCTCTATGTTTTAAAGCTTTAAAGACCAAATCAGTAATATTTGCATTAACTTTATTCGAATTGGTCCCTTTTATAATATTTCTTTGGATACCTCTATTTAAATCATCTTTTAGTTTTATTATGTATTTGTTAATATGATCTTCTATTACACCATCTGTTAAAGGAAGATTAACCTTCCAAACATCTGTTCTTGTAGACTGTAGACCAACTCTAAATGCTTTTTGAGATAATTCAACTAGTTTGTTTTTAGCTAATGACATTCCTGTATCTAAAATAAATTTTATTTCTGTATGACTATACCCTTTTCTAATAATCGCAGCTTTAACATCTTGTTGAAGATTATTTATCGCTTTTTCAACAGGAGGAGCTAATTTAAGAATAGATGAAAGTTCTTCTGGACCATTATCTAATTGAAAAGAATCTTTATTAATCTTAGCAGATGATCTTGTCCCATGTTGGTTTTTAGGCTGGTTCTTGTTAGAAATAGCAGCACCACCAGACGCCTTAGTACGATTCTTTTCAGCTAAGGATTTAGAGACTTCTTTGCTTTCTGGTGTACCAGGCTCATCTAATGATTGAAGTAGAATTTTATCTCTCTCTACTAAACCATAATTAGTATTAGCCCATTCACCTTCTCCTTTACCTTTACTAACTTTTCCATTACTTGTTGTCCAGCCAGTACCAATGAATGGTTCATGACCAATTTCCATTCGCATCTCATCATGTGTTATTGCGTTTTTAAGGAAAATATCAACAAAATGATTGGTCTTAGCCATCTGAGATTCAAAATCAATTTCCTTAAATCTCAACTCAACCATGTTTTCATCATCTAGAATTGTTGAATTAGGAAATGTGCTTTCAAGAAGGAGTTCTTGTATTACATAAGACTGGAACATTTCAGAAACTTCTTTCTGATCTGCTTTAGTATCATCAATTAGATTCCTTGACATAGTTTGTGCAGTACTACGATTCGCAGAACCACCTTCTCCCATATCAACAGAACTAACCCCAAGGCCAGTAAAGATACGTTGCTTGAAATGCTCTATAATTCTTTCAACAGCAATTGGTGCCGGTCCAGTAAGAAGAGGTTTAACTTCATGTCTCTCAGGAGTTACCCAACAACCATCGGATGGCATTTGCGCAACTTTAATTGCAACTTCTTCTACTTCCGAGGTACCATCAGGATTAGTTCCTGCCGGTTGCTTTTCTGTACCAACTTTATAATGAAACAAAGGAAAAAGATGTTGATAAACAAGTAATTCAACATTTTCTTCAATACGTCGCAATGCTCGTATATCATCTTTGACAGAAACCAAATCAGGAGTACCGACAGAATAACCTTCTCTTTTATTAAGAGAGAAATGAATTATATCTTCAGGTGCAAACTCCTTTGGCGTTTTACCAAAAACTTCTTGTTGGTATTTTTTTATCTTTCCATATTCATCTCTTTTAAACCTAACAGTTTCTGCTGGCATCAAAAAATATCCAGCAATAGGATTCAGTTTCTTGTTATTCGCATTAACTCTTGGCCTTCCACCAGAAGCTTGCTCATTTCTTACTTTAGCCCAAAAAGCATTACTGGTACGAATCAAAGAAGCAATGGTTTGTGACAATAATATTTTAAATGGAACTCCTGTTGCTTCTTCCATTTGCCTCAATCGTCGTTTTATGTATTTTACTCTTTCAGGCTTCTTGCCTATAAAACTATAACCTTCTTTTAAAAACAAATTCTTTTTATTCTTAAATGCACGACGAGCATAAGACTCTACATCTATAATCCTACCGCATTCAGCAAGATCCCATTCAGAAGCTTCCCATCGAAGAGAAGGAACTCTAGATCTTCCTATGTTAGAAGTGTAAGCTTTTATAGGAGAAGGAATTAACTTAGGGATAATAGTCTTTTTAGTTTTAGGGAATCCATCTGTCTTTATCTTAGGCTCCTTTTCTAAAGGAGTAGATTTTACATTAACATTTGCCATTAAACAATGCCTCTTTTCTCGAAATCAGCAATCCAATCTTTAACTTGAGCAAGATCATCTTCTCCAATGTCTTTAAAGCAGCTTTTAATAATAATGCTACTATCTATTGGTTCTTCTTGTTTTGTCTCTTCTAAAGGAATAGAGCTATCTGGAGTAAGACCAGGAATCTTTTTCCCATCAGAAGAATCTGGAACATTTTTATCATTCCCTGTTGTACTAGGTATCCCTTCAGGTAATGTCATCTTTACTGTTCCATCCTGTTGTACTTCAAAAGCAACAGGAGAAGAAAGATTTTTGTTTAATTCTTCTTCTAATATATATTTTAACTGAGCTGGATTAAAATTGCTATCTATGCCACATTGAAGACCATTCTTAGATATGGCCTTTATGATTGCTCTTATCATCATTATTAACTGAATAATACGAGACTTTAACATCGTGTTGTCAGCTTTCTTACTCATCCAACCTATTTCTGTCCCTAATAAATCATAAATCATTTGAGTGACATAAGTAAACCAATCTTCTACATATTGTACTGCTCCTTGTAATATATTCCTCAGTTGAACAATAGAATTTACTAAAGGAGAAGCATCAAAATACTTCATTGCTCCACTAGGCGTAGGTTGCGCTTCTGGTGGATATGTGCCGTTATGGAAAGAAGCATTATAAGTCTTTTTCTCTGATTCAGGAATATCATCTTTACTCCATCTTCTACCATCTCTATCTGGACGTTTTAAGGGAGGTGGAACTTTAAATCTTTTTCTCTGCTCCTCTTTCCTTAGCTCTTCCCAACGTTTATCTCTATCTTCTCTTTCTTCAGGAGAGAAAGCAGGCTTCCAAGCCTCTCTCATTTCTTCTGTTGCCATTTGAGATTCTTCACTAGGAAACACTGGCCTTTCAGGGTTGTACTTCTCAGAATCAGGAGTATTAAATTGTTCCCATTGAAAAGCGCCCCAACTACCAGCAGTTCTTCCATTCTCTCCATAAGGAGTAGCTCCTGCTCCAATATTTTCTTCTGAAGATATATTTTTATGGCCGGGAAGAGCAACACCAATATCAGCTCCAACATTACCATGAATATCAGAAAAAGGAACTTTCATATTCTGAGCAAGCATAATACTTTCATTAATATTATCAATAACACAAATCATAGGCCCTAAGATTAATTGAGTCCACATATCTAACCATTGACTAAGACCATCAAGAAAAGGACTAAGTAATGGACCTACTAATTGTATAATAAAATCAATATTGAATTTTACATCTAGATTTAATTTAGCTAAATACTGGCTTAACAAAGCTATCATTGCTAGTAATTGGCGTGGACAAATATGAGAAAAAAGATTAAGTAATTCACAGATGTCAATATATGCGCCGGGATCTTTAAATAAGGTTTTAATCTTATCAAGAATATCTGTTCTTATCTTTATATTTAACAAATGGACTTCTAATAAATCCCCACTTGGAAGTAAACTGTCAATATCTAATATCTCATCAAAACAAGGGACACATTCAGTAACCATTTTGCCAAAAGCAGCAGCTCTTTCTTTTGCTGTTGCATCAGAACCAAAAATATCACCATAATCAAAATCTTCTTGTCTGGATCTAAGACCATTCATAAAACTATTAGGATTGTCCATTGCATTATCCCAATACTTTAATGTTTTCTTAGTATTCTTTTCTGCTTCTGTACCAAAAGGATTTTCATTAATGTTCTTGTTCCTTTGATGCATACCAGGATAATAATCCATTTGCTTCCTAACTCTGGAAGAAAATCTACCTGTGCCATAAACATCCTTGTAATGGAAGGCTAATGCATAATCTTCTTCAGCCCAATTAGCAGCTTCAGATTCAAAAGCTTGTATTATAATTCCATAATCATGATTCTGAAAAGGATTCTCATCATTTATATGTAATACATCAACTGTAACACCTTTACTCTTTTTGTTGAGACTATCAAAACCTTTATGCTGTTTCTCAACAGCTATTTCTTTTTGAGTTAAAGACATTATTTACCTACTGCTTTATCAGCAACTGCTGTAGCTGCTCTTCCGCCACTTTCTTTTATAGCTTTCTTTTCAGCTAATAAGATTGCATTGGATGGATGTTTTTGTCCGCCGGTAAAGATAGGAGAAACCATTCCCTTCCCACTACCAACTCCTGGAGAAGCTGTTGATCCTGTTCCTGCAGGAACTACAACCTGAACTGCTTGGCCTGGATTCACAATTACCTGACTCTGAAATGGTAAATTATTAGCAGCCATCATTTGTTCTGCATCTTTTCTAGTTACAAAATCTTCTATCATTAAAGGAAATAATTTACAATATGTTATTTGTGTAGCTGCCGTATCATAGGCATCCTCTGCAATTTGAGAAAAAGCGAACATTCTATTTTCCTTTCTCCATAGGATTAGGCATCCCATTCTCTGCAAGTTGTGCTAGCTCAGAAATACATCGCTGATACATCTGAAAAGTAATAGTCATTCCATCAGTACCAAAAACTCTTTTGATAGCATCTATAACAGACAAATGCTCTTGAGGGTTCAAATCAACAACAACATTTTTACAACGTTCGGCTATCTCAGCTTTTAATATATCACAATCTTTTTCAATCTTTTCATAACCATCTAAAACTTTTTGAGCTTTAATCCTTCTATCTTCAATGCTATTATCTTCAGGCTCTTGTATCTCTTCTGAAATATAAGGAAGAATAGTTTCAACAGGATCCTCTGGAACCCAAGAACTTCCAGTCGTAGCATTAAGAATATCTCTATCTCTTGCAGATAACAAACTTTTGATATCCCTAGCCATTAAGTCACCGCATTTTCAGTATAGCTAACATTGATAACTATATCTGTCTTTATTTGAGCTTCACTATTAGGAGGACAGTTCTCTAGATACCAGATAGGAATATAAGAGGTAATATCAGAACCAGAATTAGACCCAATATTAGCAACAGTAATTTCTTTTCCCCACTCTATATCATCCCATTCTTGTACAGAAGGTTCTGCTTCTCCTGACGACAATTTAATACCCCAACCTGTTTCAGTATACACAACATCACCATATGGAGAAGCATCTACTAAATCAACAGGCTTTACTATAATATTAGAAAACCATTTAGAAGCATCATTATTCCTTACGTATAATTGTTTGGTTAAGCAAGAACCCTTCTTTCCATTATGAACGGAAACTAAAGGATCAAGTCCATCCAAAACATCACTAGAAATTTCAAAGAATTGATCATTCTCTTTATAATATAACTTTAAACCCATTCTCTTCTCCTAAAATGTATTTCTAAAAGGTCTGTTCCTTGCAACTGTACTACGATTCCTCTTCCTTTGCAAAAACAAATGTTTCTCTTCTTCCTCTCTATCAAAATTCCAACCTTTCCTATCTGTCTTTATTTTCTGTGAACCAGATTCAGTTCTAGCTGCTGTCATTGGACTAAAGGAATAATTACTAACTTCTGTTTCTATTCTTCTTTCTGAAGGATTACGATCCTCTTTTGAAGCATGATCAGGTCTTAAATGTATCTCATTTGTGCCAGTCCTTGGGTCTGGAGCTATAGCAACATCAGTTGAACGAGACACAACATAAAGATCATCCATCTCTAAATGAAAAGCAACTAATGCTAAATTAAGAGCATCTAATCTATGATCTCCAATCTTTTTGTCTTCCATTGCATAAACTGGTGTTTTGGTAGGAGTATAACGATCTATCATGTAACTTCTAAGTTGCTTTTCTAGTAATTTATCAGACGAAGAAATTTTAATTCTTTTTTGTTCAAATATTCTTATAGAAGCATTAACCATAAATGGTTTAGCTGGCATCTTGATATCATTACCAGTTATAGGATCTTGTGTTGGAATAGCACTTCCTGAATCATATTTCTTCATTATGTCAAGCAAACGAGCAGTATCTCTGTCTCCATGAGGAGTTCTCTCTTCATATGCCATTTTCCTTAATAACTCTTCATTTGTTGAACCATTGCCTGCATCTATGTAAATATAATCTGGTCTCCACTTCCTATTGAGATCTAGGAGTTTGGCGACACCAGATAACTGAGTAAAATCTGAACCTGAAACCAATACAGATTCCACAATCTTATACATTTTTGTTGCAGGATTATAACCAACTATAATAAATTCAGTACCATGTTTCTCGTTCCAATCAGTCCCCATACAGTATTTCCATGTAGGAATTCTTTTCAAATCCTTATAATCATAAACACTTAATGAAGCATCAACATATTCAGGTCTGTAAACACCAGATTCAGACGAACCGAAGTCTGCTAAAAATTCATGATTCCACTTCTCTTCAGTAAATCTAGCTCTGTCAGCTTCAACAGATTTATAGTGTGGCAAAACTTTATAAGTATAATGGAACTCAACATATTGAGGGTCTTCCTGACAACATTCATAATATGGAGTTCTAAAGCCAGAAGGTGTAGAGAATCCAACTAAAGCTGTATTCGGGTTTGTTTGCAGGATCGGAAGAACAGCACCAGTTATAGCATTCTCATCTATATAATCCATTTCTTCAAGATATAGTTTGTCAGCATCTTGACCACGAATACCAACTGCAGCCCCAGTCCCTTTTGCACCAGCAGCAAAACCTCTAAGTCTTGCACCATTAGTAAGAACAATTTCGTACCAAGGAGCAGAAACATCTCTTGTTACCATATTAGATAAAGAAGGATTCATCTTGATGAAGCTTCTTACCCTGTTTATGATTTCTTCTGTATGTGTCTTTTGTGGTCCAGCAACAACAATTTTAATATTAGGATTAGTAAAAAGGTAATAACAAATTTCAACACAAACTAATGTAGTCTTTCCAGCCCTACGACTAATTCTTAATACTTTTCTTCTAGCATTACATCTTAAAACTTTAGATTGATACCATCTTGCATTCCACGGAGTTCCATCTTCATTTATAAGATTAGCAGAAGCCCATTTGACAATATCAGTTAATTGCTCAGCTTCATCTCTAGCTTCTTGACTAGGTAACATTGCTAATAAATCAGGATCTAATGGTTCTTTCATTATCCCAGTACAAGGAACTGCAAATCTATTCTTCATTGATTTGCCATCAGTGCCTTGATGCTTCTCATATTTCTTTAATTGTTTTCTAATACAAGTATGGCAATCTTCTGTTACATCATCTATATTAAATGGAAGTATAACATTACGTAAATCAGCTAAAGTATCATTTGACATAATTAAACCTATTTATGAACATATACGGCTTCTTGTCCAAGTAAAGATCTTGCAGACATTTGGCCTCTGTTCATTAATTGAAGTGACTGTTGTCTCATTGTATGTGCTCTTGCAGTTTGAAAAGGAGCTGTGTGTGCGCCCCAATCTAAACTACGTCTCTTTCTTTCAGTGTCGACAATCTTATCAGCTTGACTAAAGGTAGCATCAGCTAAAGCACCCATCCCTATGCCACCGACTATAGAGCCCAAAGGACCACCAATCAAAGAACCTACTGCAAATCCAACCTCTGCAACAGCCGCAGAAATACCAGTTCTCCCTTTCTCTGCTATGCCACCTTCAGTCATTGCTGCTGATCCTAATACAAAGGCAGCACTTAAACCTGGGCCTAGTAATTTGCTTTTAAAACTAGACTTATAACCTTTTCCCTTCTCAATAGCCTTAGCAATCCTTTTGTTCTCAGGATGTAATTCTTGGAGCTTGTTAAGATTACTCATATATCTTTTACTACCAACATGTGCTCTTCTTCTCCATGGATTTAGAAGAGCTTCTTTTCTTGTCGGCGCAAACAAACCAGCAACAATTGATCCAGAAGCAAAACTTTTAGGAAACATTTGTCTAGCAGCAACATGAAATTCTCCTCTAAGGTGTTTTCCAAATTGTTTACCATATTGAGATTCCGTTCTAGCCCACGACATAAAAGAAGAAGTACTAACCATTGATCTTGATGGCATAGATGTAGGATTACTTGTATACCAATTATTAAAAGGAGAAGGCATAAATTAGAAACCTTTCTTGATGCGATTAACCATTTTCTTGGCGTCAAGGAAATGGTTTTTAATAACCTCTATTAGAAGAAATAACAGAAGAACCAATCATTGCTGCTGATCCCATTCCTAATGCAGACAGAGCTTGACCTCCATATTTATTTACAACTGTTGAATTACTCCCTAAAGCACTAGCAGCATTCGATATCCCAAATTTTGCTTTTGTAGCAGCTCTAAACAATCTTCTATTGCCAATAGTTGAAGCAGCAGCCATTCCTCCATAACCAATCCGTTCTAAAGCAGCAGCACCCATTCCTGTAACATTTTTATTACTAAGAAGTGATTTTGCATAAGGTAATCCTACTGTTCCCATTACTGCTCCAGCTGCTGCTCCACCAGCTATACCACCTAAATCACCTGTGTTGGCATATCCAATACCAGCACCAATAGCACCACCTAAAGCACCTCTTTTACCAAAATTAACCATCGAATTAAAAAAATTCATTTTTCAACAACTCCTCTATAATAGACTTTTAATGTCTTCTTATTATTATATTCTTTTATCCATGCCCTGTCGAACTATAATTACAATGTCCTTTACCTGCCTTATAAGCAGAACGGAAACCAATACCAACTGAATTCTCAGAATGTTTAGCAAATCTTTTATTTCTCCTAATACTTTGATCTTGCCATTTTCCTAATTCAACTGTCACACGTTCAGCTTTTGCTCTCTTTACTTTCCCAAATATATTAACTGCATTTATCATAGAATCAAGCCTACTTTTAACCATTAAATCTTGCTTATTAATAGAATGAACAAGGTCTTCTTCTTTAAAACCTATTAAATTCCATATACTATCACTAATAGATAATTTAGATTTATCTCTAGCTTCTATGCTCTTATTATAATCTGCTCTAGACAAAATTCTTTCTAAACCTTGATAACCTGAACCAAAATCAGTCAAAGCCTTTCTGACATCTTCAGCAAGACCACCATGACGTAATCCTTCAATTGTATTGTGACTGGCCTTGTCACCTGTAGCTAGTTTTAACCCTTGTTTATAACCAGTATATTCAGGATCAGTGTCTATACGGAAATCTCTTGCTTTCTCATACAAGTAAGGATCTCCACGTCTTCTTAGAAACAACTCTTCTTGAGCAACAGCTGCTCGATGGTGGAAAGCTGGTTCTTTGGCGAAAAGAGAAGAAGTAAGCTTTGTTGAATTTCGAAGTTCTGCAGCTTCATGGAAAGCAGTATATTTTATTAAATCTCCTGGATCTGAAAGTCCTATTTGGCGAGAGGTTGCATTTAAAATATTTTTATTTATGTAAGCATGACCTAACTTAGTTTTACCTTGCTTCAAATTCTTTTTCAGGGCTTTGCTCCAGATGCCTAAAGAGTCAACAGTCTCTTTATGCATAAAACTAACACCCATTTCGCCATAAAGATATATTCGAGGATTGTTTGCAACACCAAGCCGACTCATGAACTTTTCAGCACTCTCTTTTCCAGCCAAATCAGCCAGCTCAAGAATGTTACTCTGAGAAAAAGTAGCTTTTGGATTAGAGAGAACGGAAGACAATTCTTCTGACATCGCCAAAGCAGATTTCTTTAAGGTTGCTTTCCTGCTGAAAAGACTACCAAAGAAATTTTTTATGCCCTGATACCCTGAACCGAATTCAGAATGCTTTCTAACTTGTTGAGTCCCCAAACCTTCAGATTTAGGATGTAATCCTTCAATCTCGTTAATAGTTTTATTAGCTGACCATGTTTTATTAGCTTTCGTTGCGCCAGGCAATAAAGCTTCAGGTGCTTTAAGCTTTAATGCTTTCTCATAGCTAACACCTTTCCAATAGTCTCTAGCATATGATAAAGCAGCAGTTTCCCCTCCACCAAAAGGATCGTGCAGTGCTAGACCACCAGAAATAAAAGCTTCATTGTCAGTAACAAAAAGATTAGAATCTTTAACACTAACAGAAGAAAGATGAGCATTCTTGCCTTTGGCATATTGACGTGCCATTTCTTTTTTCGGCGACCAATAAGAACTATTCAATCGAGAAGGTCTGTGTGGGAATTCTTTTGTTCTTACCGCTTCAAAGAAATGCTCTACTGCTTTGTTCGCTTCATCTAACTTACCAAGATTAATCATTGGTTTATGAACAGTAGCTTTCTCTGCTGTTCCTCGGAAAAGTTTTCTTAGCCCCTGATAACCTGAACCAAAATCAGTCAAAGCCTTTCTGACATCTTCAGCAAGACCACCATGACGTAATCCTTCAATTGTATTATGACTAGCCTTTTCACCTGTTGCTAACTTTAACCCTTGTTTATAACCAGTATATTCAGGATCAGAAAAACTTCTAAGGGAAAGGAACTCATTATAAGAAAAACGATCTTTACGACTTCTAACAAAAAATTCTTCTTGTGCAACAGCTGCTTCGTGACGAAAATCCAATCCTTCTCTATAATGTTTAGCAAGATATCTTTCGCTATTTCGAAGTTCAGTAGCTTCATGAAAAGCAATAGTTTTGCCAAAATCTTCTGCTTGTCTTACAGAAACGATTCCTTCTGAAAGCTTAGGTAAAGCTTTGATTAATCCAGTGTCAACATAAGCAGTACCAAATTCAAGACCATGTTCTTTTAAAAGAGAAGGAAGTTTGATAGGATCTGAGCCCAAAGCCTCAAAGCCACCAAGTTCTTCTATACGTTTAGCTGGCATGAAGTTAAAACCTGCTTGTCCAAGTTCTTCCTTAAGACCAGGACGACCAACAACATTAAGTCGTCCCATAAACTCTTCTAAAGTATCTGTCTTAGCAAGCTTAGATAACTCAACAATATTTTCTTTCGAAAAAGGTTTGTTTGGATTAGCTAAAACCTTTTCAAGTCGATTGAAAGCTGTTTCTACAGGAGCAGGTTTTAATACTTTTTTAGCAACAACTTGAGGAGCAAATTCCTCCGCAGCAATAGCTGCTTTCATTGCTCTCTTAGAACTTCCTTTGTTTATAATGCTGCCAAAGAAATTCTTTATGCCTTGGTATCCTGATCCAAATTCAGAATGAGCACGTACCATCTGTGCTCCTATTCCTTGAGAACCTGGATGCATACCATCAGTTTTATTATA